CCGGTGGTGGTGGTTCTTACGTTGGTACTTCTGGGGGTAGTGGAAATACCCCTTCAACATCACCAAGTCAAGGAAATAATGGTGGTTCTGGTTCACCAGGTTTTGCTTCTAATGCAGCCTCTGGAGGAGGCGGCGGTGGAGCTGGTGCTGTTGGAGCATCAACTAGTGATTACAATTTTGGCGGAAACGGTGGAGACGGGTCATCTAATTCTATAACTGGCTCAGCAGTATTTTATGCTGGTGGTGGTGGTGGTGGAAAAGGACCAAATTCAACTGGAACCGCTGGTTCTGGGGGAAATGGTGGAGGTGGCACCGGTAGTAGTGGTTTGAGTGGTGTTACTAATGGTTCACCTAACACCGGCGGTGGCGGAGGCGGATCTGGTCAAGGAAGCGGAGGTGGACCGGGAGGCAGCGGAGGTAGTGGAATAGTAATACTTAGATATCCAAACGTATTTACTATATCTGGATTATCAGGTACAACAACAACCGTGGGGACTGACAAAGTTACAACATTTACAAACGCGGGAACAGGAAACATACAATTTAACTAATAAAAAATGGCTTTAACAAAAGTAACAAGTAACGTATTAAATGACGATGCAGTCACAACATCAAAAATAGTTGATGCCAATGTAACAGGTGTAAAATTAGCTAATGATAGCGTAACAAATACTAAAGTAGGGGCTGAATTTACAACAGCCAGCGCTTTAACAGCAGCGGCTACAATTGATGTAGATTATACAGCGGCTCAGGTATTTACACTAACACCTAATGCTAATACCACGCTTAATATAACTAATCCTGTAATTGGTATAACTAAAGCTATAGTTATAACCGGTGCAGGTGGTTCATATACAGTAGGATATACCGTAGGGGGATCAGCGGGTACATTCAATAAAATATCAGGCACCTATGATGATACTGCAGGTGCAAAGAATTTTATACAAATCACATGTGTAGGTGCTACCGAATTTTGGTATACTTGCTCACAAATAGCTTAAAATATGTTTGGACAAAGTCTGTTATCAGCTTTTGGAATTGCGTGTACAACGGACACAGACCAGTTATTTACAACACCTACATCAACAACTTCTTTAGCTACATATCAGTTAAACAATGCTACTACGTCTATACCTAGTAATACATATCCTGGTACAGCTAGTAATATAACATATGCCGCTGGGAAGTTTGGTAATGCCGCTGTGTTTAATGGTAGCAGTAGTTATATTCAAATACCTAATAATTCTTTTAACTATTCAACAATGGCATTTAGCGCATGGGTAAATCCAAGTGCTAATGACACTTATAATTATATATTTCAAAACGGAATGTATGACAATAGAATAGGTGGTTCAATAGGATGGTATGTACGAAGAGAAGCAGGAGGTTCACTTTTAGCTAGAGGTTTTTCAGCTAATTCTCTTTCTACTGCTGAGTTTGATGTAACATCATCAGGAGGGAATATTATTCCACTTAATACCTGGACTCATGTTGTGTGTGTTTTAACACCAACAAGTTTTAATATATATATAAATGGAAGTTCAACAGCAGTTGCATCAGCTACTTTTTCAAACGCTATAACATATTCGGCAAGCCAACCTGCAGCTGTATATATTGGAGCTACTTATTATTATTATAATGCTAGTATTTATGAATCTTGGTGGGAGGGTAAAATAGATCAAGTAAGAATATTTAATTCAGATTTATCACAAGCAGCTATCACAGCTTTATATAACGAAACAACTACAACAGCTACAAGCGCTAGTGTAGATTATCAACTTGCTAACCCTAATAGCATTGCATACTACAAAATGTCAGATGCTACAGATCAGTTAGGTAATTACAACGGTACTGCTACTAATGTAAACTTCAGCACTGAAGGTAAGTTTGGATTTGCTGGAGCATTTAATGGTAGTAGTAGTAAAATGGTTACAGGATTAACCTTACCCGCTGATTCAAGTATGTCATTTTCTTTATGGTTTAAAACATCTACTACAGGAGTAAATCAATCATTATTTGGTGAAGCTGATAGTAATTTTAGCAACCTTTCAATAAGGATAGGGCTGTGGTTTGATTCAAGCAATGTTATATATGTATGGATTGCTAATGGTTCAAGTCAATGGTATACTACTCTTGCAGGTGTTTCTTATTTAGATGATAATTGGCATAATTTTGTTTTAAGTATAGATGGTACTTCAGTAAAATTATATGCTGATGGAGCCTCAACCCCTGTAATAGATACAACAAGTTCAGTTACTTTTGGAACAGCAGGGGTAACTCCTTTAACTATAGGTGCACCAGGTTCAGCTTACGCGGGATATTTTTGGACAGGCGCTATAGACCAAGTAAGAATATATGATGCAGTTTTATCAGCGGCTGACGTATCTACACTTTACAAAGAAGTTGAATGTAAGCCAGCAGCTATAAATGCTTTAGATCACTTTAATACAGTTTTATATACAGGAAATAATACTACAAATGTAATAAATACAGTAGGTTTTGAGCCTGGATTAGTATGGGTAAAAACTAGGGATGATAACAAAAATCATGTTTTAGTAGATACCGTAAGAGGGGTTAGCAGCGTATTAGAAGCGGATACAGCAGCTGCTGCTGTTACAGGATATACAGATTTTACAAGTTTTGATCCAAACGGGTTTACTTTAGCAGCAACCAGTGCTGTTTATATGAATCCGGCTGGGATAGATATGGTTTCATGGAACTGGAAAGCAGCTTTAGCTAATTTATCAACTGGCTTTAATGGAAGCAGCACTGTTGGAAGTGCTAGTAGGATAGATTTAACTGGTTCTACAACTTTAACTACAAGAAGTATTTCTTTATGGGTTAATCTAGCGGGAACAGGCTCAGGTGGTAATTTGATTCTTGATAACAGTGATGGTCAAAATCCAGGTGTAGTTCAATATGGCAAATGGGTGATACAACTTCAATATGGGGGCGCTAATTACTTTTGCTGGGATACATATAATGGTTCAAGTTATGGTATATGTACTGTAAACTATACTTTTAATTTAAACACTTGGTACCATATAGTTTTTGTTGTTGAAGCTCAGAATCAAGCTGTGTACATTAATGGAGTTTCTCAAACATTACAAGGCGTATCAAGACCGGGTGATATTGGAACTGTAACTATGTCAACTAATAGACTGGGGGCTAGTTGGAGCACTCAATATACCCATGCGCTTAATGGCACACTGGGACAGGTGAGGATATTTAACGATGCATTAACCGCGAGTGAAGTATCTGATCTATACGCAGAACCAGCTGCAAGTAATAATACATTAAATTATCCTGCGGGTGCAGGCTGTATCGCAGCTTATCCATTACAAACAAATGCAGTAGATTTAAGTGGTAATTACAGTGGTGCATCTAGTAATGTAACATTTGGTCAGCCAGGTTATTTAACTAATAATACTGATGGCGCAATACCAAGCACAGTAGCCGCTAATGTAGAAGCTGGATTTAGTATTGTGAGCTATACCGCTACAGGCTCTACTGCAACTGTAGGACACGGTCTAGGAACTGCGCCTGATTTAATACTTGCAAAAACAAGCAATCAAGCTTATAATTGGATAGCATATTCATCTGCTTTAGGTTCATCAACACAATTACTTCTTGATTCTGGTAATGCAGCTCAGACAGGTTCATCTATTATGGCTAGCACAGACCCTACGAGTACAGTATTTACAGCAGGTGCAGGAAATAATCTTAATTATGCAAATGGTAATACAATAATAGCTTACTGTTTCACATCAATACCGGGTTATAGCAAAATAGGTTCTTATATTGGCCAAACAGCTGGTATTACTATTTATACTGGATTTCAACCACGATTCATAATGGTTAAATCAACCAGTAATGTAGAAAATTGGGCTATACTTGATGCAGTAAGAGGTAGCGGAAAATGTTTAAACCCTAATTTAAGTAACGCAGAAACTGATAGCACGTTAAATACATTTACAACAACAGCTACAGGTTTTTCATTTCCACATCAAAATACTGCTGATGCAATGTTAAATGAAAATGGTTATAAATATATATTTTTAGCAATAGCTTAAATTAAATAAAATGAGTGAAAAAAAGAAACCTTTTAAAGATACAGGTGTCGGACGATTTTTAATCGAAAAGGCACCAAGTATTCTAGGAATGGTCGGCGACGCAATATTGCCAGGGAATGTAATATCAGAACTAATTAGTGGTAACTCTCAGCTTTCAGAAAGCGATAAACAAGTTGCACTAGAAAAGTTAAGAATAGAAAGAGCCGAAATTGATGGCACAACCAAAAGATGGGTCGCAGATGCTCGAAGCGGAAACTGGCTTGCGTCCAATGTCCGACCATTGGTTCTTGTATTTTTAACAATATCATATGTTATAGGGTGGTACGCCGGCTATTCACTGGAATCAGTGACTTCATTATTAACTATCGTAATAGGAGGCTATTTTGGATCTCGCGGCGTGGAAAAGGTATTTGGAAATAATAAACATAAACAATGATTGAACAAGATTTAAAAATCTTTGGAATTAACGTAGGGGCAATGATATTTTCAGTAATACCTGAAATAAATACAGTACTACAGACGGTAGTCTTATTGTTATCAATAGGATATACCATATTAATGATAATAAAAAAATCAAAAGAATAATATAATGAAATACTTTAATGAATCTGAATTTAATAGCTTTGACAAGATGGATCCTAAGCTCCTTGAAATGTTAGATGACCTTAGGGAGGTGTATGGATATCCAATTACATTAACATCAACATACAGATCACCTCAACATCCAATAGAGGTGCGTAAGTCTAAACCTGGTGAGCACACATATGGTGCTGCTGTAGATATAGCTTGTGTTGGAGGTGAAGCTACTTATAAATTAGTAAAAGCAGCTATTGAAGTAGGTTTTACTAGAATAGGCATAAGTAGAAAAAACAATTTTGTTCATGTAGGTATAGGCTATGATGGCGCTCCACCTATGACAATATGGACATACTAAATTTAATTAAATGGCAAAATTAATACGTAAGATCAGTATAGGTACTGATTACAAAAACGAAGCAATGCATTACTCTGTAGGACAAGAAGTTTATGGGGGACATAAAATATCCGATATAATAGAAAAAGAAGGATCATTTCAAATATTTATAACTAAAAATAATGAAATATTACCTTGGAAACATTTTAATTCCAATATGGCTGTATCTGTTGAATACAACTTAGACTATTAGATGAGATCAATACACAATTATATTATATCAACAAAAAATAGGTACAATAACACAACTAAAGTAGAAGGCAAGGAACTAATACTAAATACCGAGGTAACAGAGCGGGATTATATGTTTGTAAACCGCTTAGGTCGGGTTGAAGAAACACCTATTGAATATAATTCCCCAATAAAAAAAGGAGATGATGTAATTGTACATCATAATGTTTTTAGAAGATGGTATGATGTTAGAGGTAATGAAAAGAATTCTACAAGTTTTATAAATGAAAATACTTATTTTGTGGCACCAGATCAAGTATTTGCTTATAAAAGAAATAATAAATGGACAAGTTTGCCGGGATTTTGTTTTGTTAAACCTATGGACAACAAAGATAAATGGGGGTCTATAACAAATAAAAATTTAGTCGGGGAACTTATATATACTAACAACCATTTAGATTCATTAGAAGTATCTGTAGGTGATATTATAGGCTTTAAACCCGAATCTGAATATGAGTTTACAATAGAAAATCAGAGGTTGTATCGTATTTTATCTAATCATGTAACAATTAATTATGGATCGAAGAAAACGTATAATAGATGCGGCTGAAAAAGCCTTAATAGAACTTGAAAAAGTTATTAAACAAAATATTGATTTATCTGAATTAGATCCTGAAAAAGCAAAAACAGCAGCTCAAGCAAAATGGGTAGCAATAGAAGATTCACTTAAAATTATAGAAAAAATTGAAGAACTAACATCTAAAAAAGAAAATGTGAAAAGTAATAAAGCATTTTTAGGTGTTGAAGAAAGAATTAAATAATGTACGAGCAAACTTTATATAAAATTCATACTGATCATTTAAAAGAAAAATCTGTTAAAAGAAATAATAGATATAAAAAATATCAGTATGGGTACAACGAAGAACTTGACTGCGTAATAATAAGCAAAGATGGTACATTAGGTGATATTTATGAAATACAAAATCTTAAGGTAGGAATACCTAAAACTCCAAGTAAAATACAGGGAGAAGATTTAAAGAAAACGGATCAATTTTTTAAAATTGTTGAAAAACCTGCCTCATTAAAAAAAATAAAAACAATATATGATTTTCAGTCTAATTCCGAAGATATTAAAGAAAAATATTATCAATATATTGATAGGGAGTTTAATTATCGTAATGACGGGTATTGGTTCATGTGCAACGGCACCCCAAACTACATTACGGGATCGCACTATATATATCTCAATTGGACAAAAATCGACGTGGGAGCACCAGACTTTAGGCAAGCGAATAGAATATTTTACTATTTCTGGGAGGCGTGCAAGGCAGATAAAAGATCTTATGGAATGTGCTACCTCAAGAATAGACGGTCTGGGTTTAGCTTCATGGCATCCTCAGAGACTGTTAACTTGGCAACAACTTCCAAGGACTCTAGATTTGGGGTCTTATCTAAAACTGGAGCAGATGCGAAGAAGATGTTTACAGACAAGATTGTACCCATATCCATCAACTATCCATTTTTTTTCAAACCAATACAGGATGGGATGGAAAGACCCAAAACGGAGCTTTCCTATAAGATACCGTCAAGAAGACTTACCAGAAACGCCATTAAAGAGACCTATAGTCAGGAGGAATTTGGGCAGGGGCTCGATACAACAATCGATTGGAAGAATACAGGAGACAACTCGTATGATGGAGAGAAATTACAACTCCTCATCCACGACGAATCAGGGAAATGGGAGAGGCCGGACAACATACTCAACAATTGGAGGGTCACCAAGACGTGTCTCCGCCTCGGAGCCAGAATAGTCGGTAAGTGCATGATGGGATCTACATCTAATGCTTTGGCAAAAGGAGGGGATCATTTTAAAAAATTATATAATAATTCAGATGTCACAAATAGAAACCGCAATGGCCAGACTACAAGTGGACTATATTCTTTGTTCATACCTATGGAATGGGGATACGAAGGTTTTATCGATAAGTTCGGATATCCTGTCTTCGACACACCATCAGACCCGGTTGAGGGAATTGATGGCGAAAAAGTATTTACGGGAGTCGTTTCTCATTGGGAGAATGAAGTAGAAGGATTAAAAAATGATAGTGATGCTTTAAATGAATATTATAGACAATTCCCAAGGTCTGAAAAACATGCTTTTAGAGATGAAACTATTAACTCCCTGTTTAATTTAACCAAAATATACGAGCAAATAGACTTTAATGAAGAATTAACTAGAGAAGGTCATGTTGTTCGGGGCAATTTCGGGTGGTTGAATGGTAAAATTGATAGCAAAGTAGTATGGCAACCTAACATTAAAGGTAGGTTTTATATATCTTGGATACCTAATAATAAATTTCAAAATAATATAATAACTAAGAATGGTATTAAATATCCTGGTAATGATGGGCTCGGAGCCTTCGGGTGCGATAGTTATGACATCAGCGGTACTGTTGGGGGTGGTGGGTCTAATGGTGCTCTTCATGGATTAACAACATTTTCTATGGATCCTTTAATTCCAAGCACTAAATTCTTTTTAGAATATATAGCGAGGCCTCAAACAGCTGAGGTGTTTTTTGAAGATGTATTAATGGCTTTAGTATTTTATGGAATGCCTATACTTGCAGAAAACAATAAACCTAGATTGTTATATCATTTAAAAAGAAGAGGATATAGAGGTTTTTCCATGAATAGACCTGACAAATTAAAATATAATCTATCAAAAACAGAAGTGGAGTTAGGGGGAATACCTAATACTTCTGAAGATATTAAACAAGCGCATGCAGCGGCTATAGAATCATATATAGAAGAGTATGTGGGATCTAAAGGAGAAGATCATGGTAACATGTTTTTCCAACGGACCTTAGAAGACTGGGCAAGATTTGACATATCACGAAGAACAGCTCATGATGCTTCTATTAGTAGTGGTTTAGCTTTAATGGCTTGTAGAAAACATATGTACAGGCCCAGCGCAGAAAGAAAAGTAAAAATACTTGATTTTGGGTTTTCAAGATATAATAACAAAGGATCAAGAAGTGAGATAATAAAATAAATATGGCAAAAACAACAGGGCAATACAGCTCATTTCCTAGTCAGGCAGTTTCCGACGGTGAAAAGCGTTCAGATGATTATGGGTTACAGGTCGCTAAAGCTATCGAACAAGATTGGTTTAACAGAGATGGTAATGTTGGAAGATTCTATCAGTCTTCTAATCAGTACAATATGCTTAGACTATATGCTAGAGGTGAACAATCTATAGGTAAATATAAAGATGAATTTTCTGTAAATGGAGATCTGTCATATTTAAATTTAGATTGGAAGCCGGTGCCTATTATACCTAAATTTGTAGATATAGTAGTTAACGGAATGCAAGATAGATTATTCTCTATAAAAGCAGTAGGGCAAGATCCTTTAGCTACAGATAGAAAAACTAAATTTGTAAAAGGCATTGAGCAAGATTTAGCTGCTAGAGAACTTTTAAAAGTTATGGAAGCAGAATTAGGTCAAGCCCCTAGGAATGTGCCAAAAGAAGAATTACCACTTAATAGCGAAGAGTTTCAATTATACATGCAGCTTAACTATAAGCAAGGCATAGAAATAGCAGAAGAACAAGCTATTAATAATGTTTTTTTAACTAATAAATATAAAAACATTAAAAAACGTATTGATTATGATTTAGCTACTATAGGGATTGGTGCTGGTAAATGTACTTTTAATAACACGGATGGCATAAAATTAAACTATGTTGACCCAGCTAATTTAATATGGTCATATACAGAAGATCCTGATTTTAGCGATTGTTATTATTTTGGTGAGGTTAAAAGAGTAAAATTAAATGAATTAAAAAAAGAGTTTCCTGGTACTTCTAATGAGGAGTTTAGGCAGCTCGCAAGAGAAAGCTATGACTGGACTTCCTATAACGACAACACTAATGCTCAAAACAATAATGATGACAATATTGTTTCGGTACTATATTTCAATTGGAAAACTTGGGAAAACAATGTATATAAAATAAAAGAAACATCTACAGGCGCAAATAAAGCTATTAAAAAAGATGACACTTTTGATCCGCCAAAAGATCAAAGATCTAGATTTGAAAAAGTAGCTGAAGCTGTAGAAGTAGTTTATGAGGGTGTTTTAATATTAGGTTCTAATACTTTATTAAAATGGGAAAAGGCAACTAACATGATAAGACCTAATTCTAATACTAATTTAGTATTAATGAATTATGTTGTTAGTGCACCTAGAATATATAGAGGAGCTATAAATTCTTTAGTTTCTAAGATGATGCCTTATGCTGATTTAATTCAGTTAACGCATTTAAAAATGCAACAAGCTATACAAAAAATGACACCTTCAGGTGTTTATTTAGATGCTGATGGTCTAGCTGAAATTGATTTGGGTAATGGTACTAACTATAATCCACAAGAAGCATTAAACATGTATTTTCAAACAGGATCTATTATAGGTAGATCGCTCACTGTGGATGGAGATCAAAATATAGGCAAAGTACCTATTACAGAACTACCAGGCGGTGGTGGTGGGCAAGTCCAAATACTTGTTGGCGCATATAATCAGTATATACAAATGATGCGCGATATAACTGGGTTAAACGAAGCTAGAGATGGTTCGGACCCAGATCCAAAAGCTTTAGTGGGCGTACAAAAATTAGCTGCAGCAAACAGTAATGTAGCTACAAGACATATTCTTGATAGTAGCATGTCTATAACCACAAGGCTTGCTGAATGTATAGCTTTAAGGTTTAAAGATGTTTTAGAATACCATCCAACTAAAGAGGCTTTTATAAATGCTATAGGCCCATTTTCAGTAGGTTCTTTAGAAGAAATGAAAAATATGCACTTGCATGATTTTGGCATATTTTTAGAACTTGAGCCAGACGAAGCAGAAAAAGCTATGTTAGAGGCTAATATACAAGGGGCACTAACTCAGGGTAGTATATTTTTAGAAGATGCTATTGATGTTAGAGAAATAAAAAATGTTCAATTAGCAAATCAACTACTTAAATATAGAAGGATTAAAAAACAACAAGTCGACCAGCAGCAAGCTCAAGCAGCTAGCGCAGCACAGGCTGAAGCGCAGGGCCAGGCTCAGATTGTTGTTGAAAATGCTAAGGCTCAAGCTGAACAAGTTAAAACAGAATCTAAAATACAATACAGACAAGCTGATATTGAATTTGAAATTAAAAAACTTGAAGTAGAAGCTAGAACAAAAAGAGAATTAATGCAATTTGAATATGAATTAAATGTCAAATTAAAGGAATTAGAGCTACAAGCTCAAAAAGAATTAGTAGAAAAACAAAGTGAAACTCAAAAAGATGTTGCGGCAATGAAAACCTCAACAGCAAGTTTATCTGGGCCACCTGATAGTGGTAAACCAGCTAAATCGTTTGAATCAAAAGGTAATGATGTG